AAAGAACAATTGTTTTCTTTCTCCTCATCGTACTTAAAAGAGAACTTACTTATATATGACCCTAACGGTATGTTAGTAAGTGGGTTCTTTATTGGTACTCCAGAAGAATCAAACAAAGCTATATACGGTGTAGCAGTACCGTACAGATTCATACTATTCCTTGAGGCCATACAAAGGTATAATTAACTGTTTTCCGACTGGTAACTCACTATCATTAAAAGGGTTCATTATCCTATTAGCTTCTGCTATAAAATACCAAAACCCACTATCTCCATAGTATTTATAAGCCAACCCTTGGAGAGTTTCTCCATCTTTTAGAGTATGTATCTTATCACTATTACTGTATAATACTACTGGGATAGGCCTTTCCATTGATAGGTCTCCATCTGGGTATTTTATTACAAAACCATTAGTATATGGAGACCTACCGGCCATGTTATTACGAAAGTTAATCATATGTTACTATTTATTCCGTTAGTACCTTGTAAATCTTTCATAGGTAATATGTCATTCCAAGCTAAATTGGTAGCACTTACCCTCTTGAATATAAGTTCCTGGGTAGCAGTAGAAGGCAATAGTTTACCATCTACGACCTCCCTGGTAATGTTCTCTCCATTGACCTTACGATAACAATCATTAAAATTCTCAAGTGTATAAGTAGCAGAAATAAGGATATATAAGTGATTCTTGAACAATACATCCTCTGCTCCCCATTGTATACGTAATACTGGTGGAGCTGCTTGATACCCATTTGACTTAGACCAAGCCTCCAAAAATCTACACTTTTTTACTACTTCGGTATTATCAGCTTGATTAGTACAAAACCAAGATATATTAAATTGAACAGTGTCTTCAGATCCAGTATAATGGTATAATGGAGTATTTCTACCCATAGATTTAATAGTAGCCCATGTAGTTTCACCCTTAAATTCTACGGTATTTGGTCTATTCTGTATTACAATATACTCATAAGGTTTACTGGTTAAATTATATATAATTATTTGATTTTTTGGGATAGCATCCTTAGCTTTTAATAAGTCTGTATGTGGTTGAAGATTTACTCTTACTACTTTAGCATTAGCTTCTTTTTCTTTATTATTCCTATCTGCCTTCTTGATTAAGACATTCTTACTGGTCTTTGCTGGGTCTTTACCATTCTTAGCAAATGTTGAAGCTTCTGGTCCATGAGTAGCTCTATGTAATAATATTGCAGCTCTCCATAGTTTATTAGCATGGCCAGTAGTTATCTTAGTTACCTTATCTTTACTAGTTATTGATATTATCTCACTATTTATCTTGGTTATTGTATTTGATATGAAATCAGCCATAATCGTAAGTATTTACATCCATCCATACTCATTTATTGAAATAGTATCACCATCGTTTGCCTGTATAGGTTGACCATTAATAGTAAGGTTAATAGACTGAGAAGTCTGATTCTTATAAGCATTAGCAGCATTTTGCATAGCTTTTACATAAGCTGCCTGATACTCAGCCATTACCTCTTGTTCTGATAGTCTATCTGTATTATCCTGGACAGCTTCAGTATTACTGCTAAGAGCTTCTATAAGTAATGATCCAACTCCTAAAGCTAAACCTATACCTATACCCCAAGGACCACCTGCTAACATAGCTGCCATACTACCATAACCCATAGCTCCTGAAGCTACTCGAGCTCCTGTAGATGGACCAGAAGGTTTTGTGGTTGTTGCACCTTTTGCATAAGTACCAGCATAAGTGGCAGTAGAAATTGTCTTACCCTTATAGCTAACATAGGGTTTACCTTTAATATTCTTACCAAGTCTACCTCCTCCTGGTAAAGCCATAAATGTTCCACTACCAGCATAACTCAAAGCTACATACTCAGCCATAAGAGCAACCATAGTTTCTAGGTGGGCTATCATTGCCCTAGCTCCAGCATTCATACCACCCATAGCTGCAGTACCTTTTGCAGTATTAACGTTTAAGGCTTGAGAATAGGTCATAACCATCCTTAGCAGACCAGTTAATAATCTAAACCCATTAACTACTGTAGCACTGAATGTAATAGCTGTTACCATTACGATAGCTATTTTACCTGGAGCAGAAGAAGATAACCACTCGAGGCCTTTTATAACATTGGTTAGAGCAGTGATTAGTGGTTTGAATACACCACCTTCTGCTCTACCTATAGCTACTGAAAGGTTATCAATAGAAGCTCTAAGTTGATCTATAGCTCCTTGATCTGTATCAAGCCTTTCTAGCATAGTTTGATGCAAGGATCCTTCTGAACCATTAGCTTTATCTATTATCTTCTGCATCTTATCAGAGCCATTCCATAATGCTTGAAACAAAGCTGATGAGGCTCTTTGACCTCGTATACCGAAGATATTATACATAGCCGTTTCTCGAGCAGTACCAGAAAGTCTTTGCATTTTACTAGCAAGTACTCCCATAAGTGTACCTAGATCCTTGAGATTACCACGAGCATCAACCAAATCATCGTTTGATATACCCATAGCTCTCAGCATATCAGCACCTTTCTTTTTCTGACCAGTGATAGATAGAGTTAAATATCTAATCATGTTGGCCAGAGCTGTACCTGCTGAAGAAGCCTGAATACCTTGGTCTCCCAATACACCAATAGCTGCAGAAGCAGTCGCCAGATCTATCCCAGCATTTCTAAATGTAGCACCAGAATATTGCAAAGACTGAGCCAAGTCAGTGAGGTTCATATTAGCACTAGTGGTAGCTGTATAAAGGATATCTGCTGTTTTTGCAGCATCCCTTGAAGCTATACCAAAAGTAGCCATTACGTTGGTCATCAAGTCTGCAGTACCTCCTTTTCCTCCCAGGCTAGTCTGGAATACTGAGGCCAGTTCTGCAGCTGGACCAATCATACCCTTGATGGCTTCGGCTGAATTACCAGCCATTGCTAAGTAACGTTCACCCGAAGCAATATCTGCATTGGTAAGAGGGGTTTGTAAGTTTACCTGTCTAGTAACCTCTAATAAATCTTTTTGCTCTTGTGCGGTTGCTCCAGCTATCTTTCCGACCATGAAAAGCTCTCCACTTATAGCTGCATAGTGAGTATAAGCTTCGGTCATTTTTTCTATAGCCTGTATACCATAATCAAAAGCAGCTCCAGCTTGCATCTGAACGGCTCTATTCCAGTCGTTCATATCATTCATCATCTGGAGGTAGGATTTAGAGATTTTACCAGCCTGTTGAGAGAACCCATCTTTCAACACCATGGAGATACCAACCTCTACTAAACTTCTGCTCAGTCCTGCCATTTATTTAGTCTTCTCTTTTAAGTGATTGTAATAAGAATCTGCGATTTCCTTAAAGCGTTTCCTACTGCGATAAGGGAGGAGTAGATATGTACTAAAGTCTAGATGGATTTCGGCCCTACATATGTAAGTATATCTCTCCTCTAGACTTACAATACATTCATTACCCTCTTGGTCTACTCCTCTATCAGTAAGAAAAAACCAGGAGCTGCCATTACTGGATATTGAATAGTCTCTCCTGTCTCTGGATTCCATATCTCTGAAATACCCAAGAAAGGTGGATCATAGGTACGGATCTGTTTCCTTATCTCAGCCATATCTCTAACTGAGAACATCTTAAAATTAGATACTTTTTCCCATTTGTTATCTACCAAAAGTTCTAGGCCTCTAGCTACTATTTCTGCATTACCAGTTCTCTTTTCATCGGCTAATTTGAAAAGGTATTGTTCACTGTTACTAGTAGCTACTTTCCACCTAACCACTTTACCACTTGACAAAGTAAACTCATTACCGTTTTCTATAATACTTGGATCTGGGTAAAAAGGTATAGCATGGGGTTTACTTGCTACCTCCTCATCTGATGGTATCTTCGAGTAATCAAATAGGTAATTTGACAGGTCTTCTTCATAGCGGACTTCATGTTTTACTCCATTAGTACCATTAGTCCATTCATAAGAAAACTCTAAGATATTACCTATTGAAAAGATGCGTGAGTTAAATAGGATGCAATACCTATCAAGCAAAGGTAATTCAAGGGCTTTTTCAAAACTCAATTTACCAAGAGGTTTTGAATCTACCACAATGGCTGAAATGTAACGAGAAAGGTGTAACAAATTTCTCATCTCAAGTGGATTAGTGAGAATGTCCTCATCTTCTCCATTCTGCTCCCTGATAGTGTACTCACGACCAGATGGAGCCATAAATGTAAAAGTTCTTAGTTCCATAATAGTGTTTTGTTTGTTATAAAGTCAAAAAGAGGGTGAACCCCATCCAGGGACCCACCCTCCATCCATAAAAATCGAAATAGATATTTTATTAGTACTTATCAATAGTATCAACTGAAAATTCGGCCTTTTCAACGATATTGTCTGATGTGCCTCTATTAAGCTCGTTACCAGTAATCTTTACAGGCCATATACCGTTACATACATAAGTATTAAGTACTGTACTACCATCTTCAGCCAACTCACATATGATAGCAGTCTCTTTATAAACTCCTGGGATATTACCGCCGCCAAGAACTACATCTTGACATGACATAAGCCAATCGTGAAGCCATGTATCAGAACCTGAAGTAGTAGCTATCTTCTCTATTGAGAGGTTACCAATAGTTACTCTACCAGCTGTCTTAATATCATGGTTGGTATCTCCATGAGCTACTTGCTCTATCTCGATGTCAGGCAAAGTTACCTTCTGAGCAAGGTAGGAGTTTATTGGATGTTTTGGAAATGCAATAGACCAGTTAAAGGCTTTGCGTGGGTTTTGAATTTTAGGCATAGTATTATATGTTTTATTCAGTTACTTCAATTGTTGTAGTCTTACTAGCTTTGTCTATTACCAAAGCCATTGTAATCTCTTGCATGGGTACGATCTCTTTGAAGGTGAGAACAGCTTTATACTTACCCTGACGAACATCAGCCTCATTATTAACCTGAAGATCAGCGTAGCCAGTAGCATCTTGATCACCGTTCCAAGTATACTCTGACATAGCATTACGTTCTACAAGGTCATCTAACTCTGGTTTAACCTGAAGATAGATATCCATCCATGTAGGTATGTAGTTTGGCTCTTCTATCTTACTTTCAAGAATAGGTCTGAGCATCTTCTTCAGATAGTATATCAACTGAATAATTGAAATGAATCTGAAGCTATCTTGCTTGATTTGAGAAGTGAAGTTATGCCAGAGTACTGTCTGTTTACCTGCATTGTAAGTATCTTTTACCACAATAACATTTATAGACATGGCTGCAAGATCATTCAAGTCATTGTATCTGGCTGGAGCTCCATAATTAAGTGTAGATGGACCATTACCATCATATATACAACCCCTATTAAGACCAGCAAAGCTAAGCCATGGTCCAAATTGAGAACCAGCAGCATCTGCAAGTCCAACTACTGTACCCATGATATCAGAGTCTACCAATATACCATTATTGTCATAATACTTGATACCACCAGCAAAATACCATACATTACGTGAGTTACCAATAGCTCCGACACAAGTCTGAACCCATGTGAGGATTGAAGTTTTGTTTCTCACTGTAGTTCCACTAGTATAATGTGTAGTATACTTCGGTACTTCAATAATATAACCCCACTCTTCAAGCTCATCGGCTAATTGCTTAGCAACTGCATGAACTTCTAATTGATCTGAAGAAGTGCTTAGATGCTGATCAAGGTGTGAGCATCCAACATGGTAGAAGTCTGAGTAATCACGAAGATACTCAAGTGACTCAATCCACTGATTTGCAGTAGGAGCTGAACCAGAAGAACCAGGTTCCGATACCCTTACTGTACCAGAAGAAGTTACTGCACTTCCACCAACCTGAACTGTAAGGTTGAGTGTAGTGTTATCTACCTCTTCAGCTAACCATTTTGCAATATTAGCAATTGATGGAGAGGCTATACCTGTTACAGATTTAATTACTGGCTCAAGGTAATTAG